GGAAATGTGGATGTGCGACTTGTGTGGGTTAAATCCTTTGTAAGTCCTGTATTTCCAATTACCTCTAGCAGAACATATTTTACCATCGAAGATAATGTAACTGATGCGTTTACGCTTATCTGCTTTGGCATGGATTCTCAGCTGCTCAACTAGGTGTACTGACAATCCCTTGATTTTATTTAAATCTTTGTCCACATCAATAGCGCGAACCACGCCCGTATCGCTAGTCGGATTGTGGTCGGATTTAGATTTTGAATGCCTAGCATCGCCAATCCAACCATCAGAAGAACGATCCCTATCTGGAAAACAGTCATCAATCTGCTCTCTTAATTGGACTGCAGATTTGCTTAACCAGGGTTTCATTTCTTAGGAGGATATTCAAATGGAGGCATTATCCAGCGGCATGTTTCTTCATCAAATCCAAGATGACCTTCTGGCTCTGGTGCTATGAAAGCATCTCTATCTTCATCATAGGTGTAACCAATACCAGCGTAATTAAATCTTATGTTTGAATTATATGAAGTTTGAATCCATCGACCACCAAGATTATTTACAATCCAAGAATATCCCTCATCACCTGCTGGATCATTATTATCTCCAACAACAACGCGAATAACTATGTTGTTTTCATCTAATTCAGCAAAATGGCTCATACTGCATACCTCACAATAACTAATCCAGATCCGCCATTTTCAGCATCACCTTTTCCACCGCCACCAAGATTTGCAGTGTTTCCGCCAGCAATTCCATTTGTACCGCCTTGACTTCCTCCGCCACCTGCATAAAAATAATTTCCACCATTTAAAACACCAGTTGAAGTTGCTGCGCCCATTGAATTTAATAAAGCAACTGTTGCTCCACTAAGTCCATTGCCACCATTTAAGCCAACTGTTCCTGCAGATGCTCCAGATCCTCCACCTGCTCCACCAACACCATTAACTGAGCCAGTATTTCCATAACCTGTTGCACCACTTGAATTGCCTTGTGTAGCTGCACTTGCAGTTCCGCCTTGCTTACCACCTGATGATCCGCCAGAAGTTGAATTGCTGTTATTTTGAGAATCTCCACCATTACCACCGCCACCGCCTAAAGCAGTTATTCCATCAAAAGTTGTATTTGTTCCAGATGAACCAGTGTTATTTGCTGATGAAGTATCAGGAGATTTAGCACCTCCTCCACCAATTACGATTGAATAATTACCTGGAGATAATGAGCGACTACTTTGAACTAATAATCCACCTGCTCCTCCGCCAGATCCGTAGTAATAACCTCCGCCACCTCCGCCAGCGATTACTAATACATCACAACTTAAAGTGCCATTTATTACACCAAGCGTTCCATTACCTGTAAACACTCGATAGTTAAATCCGCCAGAAGTGTAAAGCGTTCCGCCAGTTGCATCTGGTTTAGAAACTGCTCCAGCAAAGATTCCAAGAATTAAATTAGGCAATTCCGCCCACCACGACCCAAGAGTTTGCAGCAATCTTTATGCAACTAGCTGCCTTGTTAACTGCAAGCACTGGAGCAGCTGATGTTCCACCTGCTGAAACGATTGTGGTTGTTCCAGATGTAACTGCGTTAATTGTTGTTACTCCTGCGCCCTTTTGGAAAACATTTAATACTGTACCAACTGGGAATGCTACTGAGGCATCTGTTGGAATTCTGAAAGTGTTTGCGGATGCGTTATCCATTGTTACGATTTTGTTTAATCCGTCTGCTAGAACTGCAGTGTAAGTTGTTCCAGTCTGGGCATTAAGTGCAACGCCTTTAAAAGATGTGTCGATTGCTCCAGCAAGGGTTCGAATGGCTAATGCGCCATCTTTGACCAGATCGGTGTCGTCTGGGGTTTCCCACCCAAAGTTGCTTGTATTTGCCATGTTAAGAAATTACTCCTATCGCTGTCTGCCAGGTAATTGTACCTGATAATGTGTTCCATGCCTCGGATGCATTGACCTCATTCCATTGTTGGAATATGGCTGAGAACTCTATTGGGCTGAGGTTGATGGTTAGGTATAACTCATTGAATGACGTGCTCCATGACCAACCCTCTACATACCCCTGAAAACGCCCCTCAGAGGCTATTTGAGGCGGTAAATCTGTGATGGTGAGTGGTTGACCCATAAACACACCTAAAAGGTGATCTCGGTCTGTATCGTCCAATTCTGGGTTGCTGATTGGAAATGTGATGCTATCAAATACTGGATAAGGATAGGCTCTAAGACTTAGGTATCGATTAGCGATGTTTTCTGCATCTGATTGATTTTTAATGCTTGAGTTAATGCTCTCTGATTTGTAGCCATAAATTGAAATGCTTGTGGCATCTAACGCAACCTCTAGGTCATTAAAGTTGTTGCCATAGTTAAGGGCTACATCGTTTCGAATGTTACCTGCCTGGGTTGTTGTGGTTAACCCTGCTCCAATTGCTGTGTTTGCTGAAACCTGAATTGCACCATTAGCAGCTAGATAAACTTGACGATGGTCTGCATCTGCGTATCCGATGTTGCCAGCATTATCTTCATATAAATATCCAAAGGCTGAATTGGCTATCTGTGAAGCGATATTGTAAATAGTATCTTCTGATGCGCCACGATTGACCATAAGATACTGACCAGGTTGATCAATCTCGCCAAGTCCTAGATTTGCAGCATTTGCCCACGTTTCTGTTGCATCATAGGTTGCCCATGTTTGTGCAGCTGATAAGCCAACCCAGTCACCTAATAAGAATTCTGTAAGTAAGGCATAAATCTGATCTCCGTCTTGATCTTGTGTTAATACGCCTTCGCTGATTGTTTTAGCCAAACGAGCAAGAGAACCCATTGCGATTAGGTTGTATGAATAAACCTTGCCAACTGATCCTGTGCTGCTGACTGTTGTACTTATGTCTGTGATGTTGCCACCAAATAAGGTTACATAAGTGTCGGTGCTATTTTTGACCTGTAAGGTTAATGAATCATTAATATCAAAAACATAATTTTCATCTTCTAAGGCAACTAAAGCAATTTCCATGTATGACGGGTTTGGTTGAATGTAAATATCATCCCGACCAGATGCGTGAGATATATCTGCAATCGTTACGTTTGTGTAATCAACCCCATTAACCAATAACCGCCATTCAGGCGTGAAATCACTCATTGCTGGAATCGTCTAATGCTTGCGCCATCAAGTGCCGGAATTGATCTGGCTGATGATTGAGTTAATACCTTTGCAACTGCTCTGGCTGCGCCTTCTGAATCTACTGCTTTAACTGTAATGTTATTAACTGTCGTTCCTGCCCTTGCAGCACCAGATGCCAATTGTGCAGCACTTGCAGTTGAAGGTACGTTTGGAACACTTGGAACGCTAGGAGTGGAAGATCCACCAATTTGAGATAATCCATAAGCAGTACCAGCCGCTGCAAGTGCGCCAGCAGCAAGGGCGACTGAAGTGCCACCTGTTGCAAATGCAGTTGCAACTCCAGCAGCTGCTGCAGCTGTTCTAAGTGCAACCATCGCAGTAATAAGGGTTTGAATTGCTGTTACAAATGCCATGACCTTGCTTGCCACAAATACTGAAACAATAATGCCACCAAGTATTAACAATTCATCTTTGATACTAATAATGAAACCAATTGTTGATCTTAATTGCTCACCAAATTCAAAGGCTCCTTGTGTGGCAGTTGTAATTCCTGCATTCACACCACTTTCACCAGTTAATCCTGCAGCTAAGGCTTCTATGTTTGGAACAACTGAAACCAGCAAGAAATCAGCAAACTGCTTAAAGATTGGTAATAAGGCAGTACCAATTTGCTCTTTTGTTTCATCCAAAGCAATCTCTAATTGTCTGATTTTAAATTCTGCGTTTGTTGCTTCGTTATCAATAAAGCCTTTGTAAGTGCCTCGAAGGATTTGCATAATCTCATCGTGAGATTTTGTTTTTAAAGTCGCTGCATCAATACCTAAGCCCAATTTGCCTAAAGCGGTGTTTTGTCCATCAAAACTTCGACCTAAAGCATTTGCGACTGTTTCAAGTGGCTTTCCTGTTGCGGTGGCAATTTCTTGAGATAGACTTAATAAATCTTGTGCTTTTGTAACATCGTTTGTTGATCTAACTAAACGGGCAAAGGCGGGTCTTAGAACATCGTCTGTTGTAGCTGTAGCAATTGATTGCTTTGTGATGTAATCATCCAAGCCAGCAATTTGTGCTTCGGTTGCTTTTGTATTGGATCGGATAGTTTGTTCTAGTGATTTACGACTTTTTTCATCTTCAGCAGCTGCTTTGACTGCAGATACTGCAAAGGCTGTAGCAGCCGCTCCAACTGCTGCAAACGCCAACGCTGCTTTCTTACCAAAATCACTTATTCTTTGTGCATTGGTATCAACGGCTTTATCGGCCTCGCCTAGTTTCTTTTTAAGATCATCGACATCGGCAAGAATGGATAACTTAAGGGTACGATTACCAGTTGCCATTATGCCCATTCCTTAAGAATGCGATCAAACGCAACTTCCCATTTGTTAATCAATTCAGGCTGAATTCTGCGAAGGGTCGGATAGATAAACCATCCTCGTGAACCTCTGCCTTGCCGTCCGCTATAACTAGGGAACTGTTTGAACTTATTTGAACCAAACTCATAACCACCCCATAGGGTTTGCGTAGTAGCACCACCTGAAAACTTTTGACGTGCGAAGCCGTAACTGAACTCACCAATTTTTGAGGATTTGGAGATAGATACGCCGTCCGCAATTCTTTTCGCAGCTGTTGTGCCTTTTGTTCGGTTGCCAGCAGCGACTTTAATTTCCTCAGATGCAAAATACGCCAAAGCACCAGATTGGCTTCTTGCTTCATCCGTTGCTTGTGCATCCATAAGTTTGAACGCTTTGTAGAGATCACGGAGGTCGGTTTTACTGTAGGCAATTGCTTCATCCGCCATGATCCCCTCGCTCCTTTAAAATCTCAACTGCAGTTAACAAATCTTCTGCGCTTGTCCATTCACTCATTGGTATATGCGTGGCTATTGCCACCGCAACGAGTAATCGACTTACGCTTCCTTCTGGATGACTTTTGGGTCATCCGCATCACCAACTATTACGTCGGCAACTGTTTCCATCCAGGCATCCATCGGCTTGACTGGTCTTGCGCCACCGATAGCACGCTTATGGGCATGATAAGCCAAAAACATAAGATCCCACATGCCAATCTTTTCTTTGGCTTGTCCAATCGTGTTTCCTGTCTGTTTCTCCCATTTTGCCCACTCAGGAGGTTGGGCTATGTATGTTTCCTGCTCTCCTGAATTGTATTCAATTGTTATTGGTAATTTCATTTGTTTGCTCCCGTTTTTTTAATTAGGCGAATGACTCCGCTGGCACTCCGATAACCTGGAATGATAAAGATACAGTCTGGGCATCTGGTGCAGTTCCACCAGCTGATGGCCAAGATGGCAATACCTGGAAAGTAAATACCGCTCCAGTTGAAGCTGTAAATACTGTGTTGATCCCAGTGTTTGGTGATGACTCTGCTGCTGACCAAAGAATCTCGCATAGAGATCCAGTTGAGCCCCAATCGGATAGCATTTCTACATCAAATACAAAATCGTTGTCGATAACTTTGTAGGATTTTCCGTCTAGTGTTTCATAGACTTGACGATCCATTGATCCAGTAAGTGTTGCTGTTGTTGCTTGTGCATCGAAATTATTACCGCCAATAGTGAAGGTAATATCGCGACCGGTAATAACTGTCGTTGGCATTTTGCTCCTTAGATTGTTCTTGTGTAATAGGTAGAAACTCTCACGTCTGCAATAAGCAGAGTGCTTGCTCCAACTTGTGTAACTGTTGGTCTTTCGACCGAGCTGACAATGTACCCTGCTGGGATCACTGCCAGAACGCTGATGATTAGTTGCTCGATATTGTCCAAAGATGCTGGGTTGCTGTTATAGGCAACGGCAACTGTGATGGTCATATTAACTTTGGCTCGAATGTTTGATTTGCTTATTGTTTCAAATTCCA